GAACACCCGCATCGGCACGTTGAGCCGTACCGTGACCTCCGCGCCCTTGTAGTCGCCCTCGAACACGAGGACAGCCCTGCGCTCCGAGGCCGCCGCGATCTTGAAACCCATGTGCTACTCCTTCACGCCCAGGTCGGAACGGTTGTCGAGTTGAGCGCGCCTGACGCGGTGAATGTCAGCGAGCCGTCCGCTCCCCGGCTGAGCGCGTAGTCGCTGAATAGGACCTCGTTCGGCAACGTCTTCCCACCGACGACGATAGTTACGGTCCGGGTGACCGCCGAGGACGGGACCGTGCTGAACACGTCGTGTGAGGACGGCGAGCCCGCGGGGTTGAACGGGCCATTGATCGTGATCGAGAAATCGGCGAGCAATAGCAGCCGTTCCATCCCCGACGAGTTGACGCCCGTGATGTCCTGCACGCCGCGAGGTGTCGCGAACGAGAGATTCGTGATGTCATTGCCGATCGCCTCGATGTTGCCGCCCGAGTCGTCCACTGCGACCGTCATACCCATACCACTCTGCTTAGCCACGTGTACCTCCTAGCGGCCCTTTGCCGCCCGTTCCATCTCCGTGTTGAACGTATCCATCCACTCAGGCCACTCGGCCCGCTGTGTGCTGGCGATCATGCCCGAGCGGACCCGCTGGCGGATGAACAGCGGATCAAGCTCCAATGGCAACTTGTGCTCCCGAAAGCACGTCTGGCCGGCCTCGAACGTGAACCGCGTAAGGCCCGTCTCCTGCTTCTCTTCGACGAACTTTCGGCCTGAATTGCGGCGGATATAGGCCGCCTGCCCCTGACCTAGACCGGTGCGCTCGTCGACCTCCGTGTACCAGCCGCGCTCGTACTGCTCGCAGCCATGCTCCGCGCACGAGGCCGGGCGCCAGTGCGTCGCGAGTGGCCGCTTGATCGAGAAGAGCTGAGCGGCGTGCATGAGCGGGTTGGTGGCCATCTGGATCAGGTTCATAGCGTGCTCGTAATGTGCCGGATGAAGGCCGCCCACAGGACCGCGTTCGTGAACGTGTCGGAACTCGCGAACCGGACATACTTGCGGATCGTCGCCCCGGTCGCGGTGGCCACGCGCTCCGCTCCCCTCGCGGTGAGGGCCGTGAAGGCCAGCCCGGTGATCGCTACGAAGTCGGTGTCGTTGGCCGAGTCCTGTATCTCGCCATCCACGGTTCCGGAACCGAGCGAGAACACATGCCAGTACGCCGAGGCTCCGAACGCGGTCGAGGTGCCGCTGTAAGTGACCGAGGATCCGTTCGCCGCTGATGCGTGCGTGACCTTGCCCGCGGTCAGTTGCTCGCACCATTCGAGGCCGACGATTGAGTGACTGGAGAGCGCCTGCACCGCGAACTGGATCGAGCCGTCGGCGTTGCGCGTCGGGTCGTAGTTGACCTGCTTGGCCGTCATGCAGGCCGCCGGGTTGCCCAGGGTGGTCCCTCGCAGGTATGAGGCCACGATGTTGGTCGTCGGCAGGGCCGAGAGCGCCACGTGCTCCTGCAACGCCGCGGCGTTGAACCACGACGTGAAGCTGATCTCGCCCGTCCTGAGCAGACCGACGCGCTCGTGCGCCGACGAGTTGATGCCCGTGAGGTCGCCCAGCCCCATCCCGCCCGCGATCCGGGACAGGCTCGCCACGTCGCCCGACAGGTCGTAACCGTGGACGAATGCGTTGTCGCCCAGCCCAGATTGCTTACTCACGAGCGTTTGCCCTTCTTGCCCTGGGCCTCACCGACCGGCGCCTCGACGGCCACGATCACCCCGTCACGCACCCACTCGTCGATCGGCACGTGCGCCGGGAACGCCTCGACGATGTCGCCAGGGCGATAGTTGAGCCACTCCAGCGTGCGCGGATCGAGCACCTTCGCCGTCTTGTCCAGCGGCACGCGTCTCGTCGAGCAGCCCCGTTTGATGAGGTATGACATCTCGTTCTCCTATGCCGCCAGCGTTGCCGAGTCGTCGACCACTAGCGGGACCGTCATGTCGGCGACCCGGAACATCGTGCCGCCCACGTCCACGTAGCCCCAGCGGGTCGAGGCGGGTACGCCGTGCTGGCCGCCAGCGTCGACATTGCGGATCGTGGCTCCCAGGTCGAACTCGCCGAGCAGGTCGCTCCAGACCTCCGACACGATTTCGGCGAGGACCAACTCCGCAGTTTCGGCATTGCTGAAAGCCTCGTGGTAAAGCCGGTTGATGACGACGTGCTGCTCAATAGTCGTTCCCAATGTCAGGATGGCCACGCCGGTAGACGACATGAACACGGCAGACGTGACGGTATCCGGTGGAGCTTTCGGCTCGCCGATCAGAGCGGCCTTCACGTATCCACTGGCCTTCATGTAGCCCTGAATCCGCTGTAATGTCGCTTTTACGTTGTAGGCCATCTAGCTTTGCCCGTACAATGTGGTATATGGAATATTCATGCGTCGAATGCGCCCGTCCGGTGACGAAAAGACGGCGGCAAATGTGCGAGGCTTGCTACTCCCGTTGGTGGCGACGGAACCGTGAGAATCCGCCGATCTGCCAGGAGTGCGGTAAGGGGCCTGCGCGGGCACGCGGCAAATGCCAGAATTGCTATATGCGGTGGTATCGCAAGACGCATGTGGAATTGGTACGCGAGATCGCCCGTCGCTCGAAACAGAAATATGCAAACGATGTACAACATACGGCTGATGTACGCCGACGCCGCGCTGAATATGCGCAGTCACACCCCGACGTGGGGCGTCGCGGTTGGAAGAAATACAGCGCCAAATATCCTGAGCGAAAGCGCGCCGCATTGCGACGCCATTACCAGAAGAATAAAGCCGTCTATTTGGAGAAGTGGCAGAAACGCAACGCATTGAAGCGCGGCGTATCGGTCGAGACGGTGCGACTCGCCGATGTGATCGAGCGCGACCGCGGCCAATGCCACCTTTGCGGTCGCAAGGTGACGGCGGCGACGGCATCAATGGATCACGTCGTGCCGCTGTCCCGTGGAGGCGCTCACGCTTTGGGCAACGTGCGGTTGGCCCACAGCCGATGCAATAGACAGCGGAGCAACCGAGGGCCGGGACAGCCGTTCTTGCTCTAGGTGCCATTGAGTTCTCGCACCGCCTTTTCCACATTCGCCCGCGCAACTGTAGGCACCTGTTTTTCCAACTCTTGACCTACGCGCCGATAGGAGGAATAGCCGCGGAACCGGGTTCCGGCACGTCCAAGTTCGAGCCATGGCCCATAGACCACGCCGCCGTCCGAGATCACGCCTCGCAGGTCCTCGACCACCGTGTGCAGGTTGCGACGGTAGTTGCCCTTGCTGGCCTGCCCTGTGCGCGCCTCCGAGACCGACAGGAACACGCCTGCGGGTCGCGGCCTGAGCATCTGGTCGAGCTTCGATTCGCCGATCTCGACGAGTTGCGCGACCGTGCGCTGCGCGGCCCTCCGCACGATGTTCGGCGCGTTGCCCGAGAACAGCGGCCCGGAGGTTTCGATTCGCACGCTGGCTGTGGTCATACCGATGCAATCCTGAGCCGCTGGTAGTGGTCGACCACGTACTTGCGCAGGGCGTCGAGCGCACGGCCCGTGAACTCGACCTGCGCCTCGCCGGTCCCGATGGTGCGCCCGTAGCCGGATCGTTCCTGCTGGTAGCCCGCCAGGGCCTCTGCGATGGCGAGGCGGCGAATGTCCTGAGGCGGGACGTACTTCGTGACCGCCGTGGTGTCGGCGTGCGTGGC